ATACTGACCCCTCCCCTCCTTAGTGTCGTTTGCACACTAACCTATCAAATCAATATTTTTTTACTTTTTACTTGTTTATTAATTATTTTTGTTGTATGGGGTAAAATTATTTTATTTTGTATTAAATTTTTTTATATATTTGACCCAACAAAACAAATTAAAAAATAATACAATGACAAATTTTAAAAAAGGTACTTTAATAAGTGCAGGAAATCACCTAGTAAGTATAGGTACATTCGATACAAGTGAAATAGCTATATTGTCTCCATTTACAATGGAGTTCACAAAACTAGAAAGAACAAAAACAAATAAGAGATTAAAAAAAGCTAAAAAAATATTTAAAAGTTTTATAGCATGTGATACAACATTTTGTTTTCGTCATTTTACTGATGATATGACTAATGAACTAATATCTATACTAAAAGGATAATAAATAAAAACCCAACAAAACAAACTAATTAAACTTATATATTATGAAACAAAAGAAAAATTTTACATTAGATAATTTTATTTTTCACTTATGGAAAATAATAGTATTAATATTAATAATTACTAACTTAATAAACTTATAATCATGCCCCTATCAACATACACCCCAACCGCAAAGAAAGTTTTTTTAAATGTAGGTTTGAACAATAACCCCCATTCAATAGAACGAATAAAACAAATTTTCAATGATGATTTTAATTGTATTGATTTTAAAGAGGTTGACGCCACTTATAAAAATAATATAGAGCCAACATTAATAGTAAAATTTAATAGCTTTAAATCTATTAATTATCTTATTGAATGGACTTTGAACCTTTGCGAATTATTCAACCAAGAATGTATACCAATTAAAATTGACAATAACGGGCTAATGGTTTACAATAATTCGTTTCAAGGCAATAAGATAAAATTTAATAATAAATATTTCAAAACTTTTTAATTATGAGAAAACAAACGAAAACAGAGTTAAAAAAGATTAGTAAAAATTTAGACTACTTTTTTAATATTGCAACCTCTGAAGATATTAAAGAGGGTCGGCAATGGTATAAACTTGCAAATCAATTTTGTATTGATACGGCAAAGAAATATAAAACAACGCCGTTAATAGTTGCTAGTGTTGTTTCTGCTTTAAGTCCTCGCAATAAGTGGAAGCAAAACTTAAAAGACACTATAAAAGTATTTGAAGCAATTAAGAACGGCAAAAGCCCCGAAGATATAAAGGTATGTACCTTTCATAAAAATAAATTCAAGGCTTTTGAACTAGCTAAGGGAAATATATATATAAATGAAGAAAGCCCCAAAACGTTTAATTTTGTGCGAAATATTGCCCACTTAGACCCATCTTCTTTAACTATTGATATTTGGCACATTAGAGGCTGTTTAAAGCAATTTAAAAGCATCGGCAATACTCAAATAGGGAAACTAGCATACAAGCAGATAAAAGAACTTACAATTAAAAAAGCTGAAAAGCTAGGATTAAAGGGGTTTGAATATCAGGCTATAATTTGGCTAAGTGTGCAAAATAATATTAATAACTTAAAATCTTAAAAAATGAAAATTAAAGAACTAAAACAAGAAATAGAAATAATATTTGACGACCTACCACAAGAGGCGCAAAATTATATAAATTACTTACAGGATAAAAACCAAGCCTATTTTAAGGCTATTTTAAAGACTAAAGAAAGGCTATACAACAAAGAGTTGACAGAAGCAGAAAACGAGCTTTTTAAGATATTATTTAACGGAATAAATGTGCAAGGCTATGAGTAATAAAAAAAGGCTAGAAGATAACACTCTAAGCGCGTTTGTTATCTTTTTGGGGTCAATTCTTTTGCTTATTGACAAGGTAATTAAATACCTTTTTGGCTAAGATTTAAGTATTTAAAAGACTTTTTTAATGGTGTAGAGGTCGGCAAATTGCCAATTTTTACACCTTTTTTTTTATAATTACCTGCAAAAAGTTAAAAAAATACATGTTATTGTGTTAAAAAATAGCTTTTTTTTATAATACCGTCAATATATGACGCGGGGTTACTTATGCACATCTATATTAGCACAACAATTTTAAAGTCAATTTTATAATTAGATGATATTATTTTTAGTATTATAATTACTAATCAATATGTTGTTTTTGGGATACGTTTAATCAGCGTTGCTAGGAAAGTTCGCAAGTTAGTAAAATAAAAACACAATCTTTCGCAATAGTATTACGAAAAAAGGTAAAATGTATATATAAAATCAAAAATGGGGGTCAAAAAAAATTATAAAAAATTTTAAAAGTCTATTTTATAACTAAGGGTATGTGAAGGGTATGCTGTACCCTACATAATAAAGCTAAAGATAAAGCTATTTGTATATTATTGTTATTTTATTTAGTTTTGTGTTATGAGTGAGGATAAAGAAGGTTTACCTAATCCCGAAAGCTACACACCCAAAAGAACATTTGGTCATCATAACGGAACGGGTAGAAGAAAGGGTAGCATTTCAAAGAACACAAAGATAACAAGAGAGATACTTGCCAACGCACTTAGTGGGCAGGAAGTTAATATTATGGATGCCCTTGAAAAGCTATCGGCAAAAAATCCTGAAGCATACATTAATGCAATCGCTAAACTTCTAAACTATGCAATGCCCAAATTGCAGTCAACGGAAATTAAGTCAGAGAATAGTAGAAAGATTGAGATTAAGCTAGATGACAATGTTAGCTTAGATGAGCTAAAAGCTAAAATGGAAAATCTTGAAAGAGATGTTGATGATGATGATGACTTAGCAGACTATATTGAGATAGATGGATAAACAACAGAAAAAGCAGTTGCTTCAGGCAATGGAGAAAGCCATATGTGAGAAATCATTTTATGAGTTTTTTATCAGAGCCTTTGAGATTGCTGAACCCTCTGTTCCAATATCAGTAAACTTCCATCACAAATACCTTTGCGATATACTACAAGGGGAAGCCGAAAGGATTAAAGACAATAAGCCAAAGAATAAAGATATAATTATTAATATTCCTTTTCGTAGCAGTAAGTCATTACTTGTTACAGTATTGTTCCCCGCTTGGTGTTGGGCAGTATACCCCAAGATGAGGTTTATCACAGCATCATACTCATCCGACATTAGTATCGAACACGCAACCAAGTCAAGAGATATTGTAAATAGCGAATGGTATCAAAAGCATTGGGGAGAAACATTCCAAATTAAAAAAGACCAAAACCTAAAAGCTAGATACGAAAATAATTTTTTAGGTTCAAGAAGAGCAACATCAGTTGGCGGTTCTGTTACAGGACAGGGTGGCGATATAATTCTAGTCGATGACCCCACATCACCAAAAAATGCTGCTTCGCAAATAGAAAGAGAAAATGCTAACGAATGGTATAAGTCAACATTATATTCACGACTTAACAATCCAACAACGGGAGTTAGAATAATTATTATGCAAAGAGTACATGAAGATGACCTTAGTGGTTACTTATTGTTCAACTCACCCGACAAGCATAGACACATATGTATTCCTGCTGAACTATCTAGCGACCTGAAGCCTTCACACTTGGCTGATAAATATCAAGATGGTCTGTTTTGGAAAGAAAGATTTTCTCAAGAGGTGTTGGATGACTATAAATCAGCTTTAGGCAGTTATGGCTACGCAGGTCAGCTACAGCAACGACCAACACCTGCAAATAGCGGTATGATAAAGAAATCTTGGTTTAAGGTTGATGAAACACAAAAAGAAGGAGTAGTCAATTTTATAATAGACCCCGCATACACCGCAAGTGAGAAAAATGACCCCTCAGCACTATTAGCATATGTCTTTGCAGAAAATACTTGGCAAATAATATCAGTACAGAACGTAAGATTGGAGTTTCCTGACCTTATCAAACACATAATTAAGTTTGTAGAAAAAAATGGATACAGCACACAATCTAAAATATATGTAGAGCCAAAGGCAAGTGGTAAGTCTATTGTGCAAACACTAATAAGAGAAACGGGACTAAATGTAAAAGAAGATAAGCCGCCAACAAAAGATAAGGTGGCAAGAGTGCAAGATGTAAGTCCAACACTTGAAACAGGTAGAGTAACATTACTAAAAGGTGCTTGGAATGAGGAGTTTTTGATGCAATGTCAACAATTTCCTGCTTCTAGGCACGATGATATGGTTGATTGCCTTGTTATGGCACTAAATCAGCACTTTAAGGGCAAAAAAATAGTATTTTTTGGCTAAACAACCTATAAAATTGAAATTTGCACAAAAAGTGCGACAGATAAAATAATATAATAATTAATTTTGCAAAAATGAAAGAGTTTAAGCATATAAACGCAAAACACGAAGATTTAGTAACAAAATACATAATTTACATACAAAAACAGGTGTATATTGCTACTGAAAATGCTGATGATGGTAAATATCAAGATTTTCAAGAATTACTTGAAGATATTTTAATGTATCACGATGATTTTGTTGGAATAGGCTTAAATAATGAAAATGTTGAGGAATGGATGTTTACAATCCCTAATTTAACAATGTTTACAGCTTTAGGCTTTTTTGCAGGGTTAAGAAACAAAGAAAACGACAGAATTATAGAAAAGTGCGTAAGAAACGCATACAGCTCTACAATGGATGTTGTTGGAAATTTATCTGACCTAATGAAAGATGAAAAAGAAATAAAATCAATGCAAAAATGTTAAATATAGAGATTAACAATAAAGAGTACAACATTCCTAACAAATGGGAAGAAATGACCGTTGATTATTACTGCGGCTTGTATCATATTATAAAAAAGTATCAGGTTACAGAAGAAGAAGAAAATAGCGAAAATGATTTATCAAAATATCACGCTATGCAAGAAAATAAGATGTATAAGGAATTATTCATCTATATGACGGGAATTAGTGAAGAAATAATGTTAAATGTTCCAATGACTAATGTTACAGCAGTCATTGAGTGTTTAAATGAAATAATGGAAGAGTACAAACCCGAAGGAATAGATTATTTTGAGTTTGAAGGTGATATTTACTATTTTCCAATGGATTTTCTTAGAACAGGAACATTTGGCGACTATATAGAGAGTCAACAGCTTGAAATGAACACACAATACCTAAAAAACGGTAGATTTGATATTTTACCCGAACAAATGGCAATTTTGTGTAAACAAGTTGATGAAGAGGTTGACCTTGACAATATTGAAGAAAAGACGAAAAAATTTCGCAAGTTAACAATGGACATCGTTTGGGAGTTCAGTTTTTTTTTGAACAAACGAACTTTAACATCACTAAGCGTTATAAAAACCTTTTCAGAAATGGCGGAACAAAAAGTATCGCAGTAGCGAAGGCAAGTAAGATTATGAAGCCATTTGGTTGGCTCAACACCTTATACGACATATCACTTGATGGTGTATTTACAAGAGATGGTAAAGATGCTATGCAAAGTGTAAAAGATGAAAAATTGTATAAGGTTTTAACTTATTTGTCTTGGAAAACTGCAAAAGGAGATTATGAATTAGCTGTTAATGAAGAGCAGCGAAAACAAATAAAATAATGGCTTTTAATAAACTTGGACAATTAAAATCAAAATTTGAGTCAAATTGGCTAAATGGCGACTTTATATTTGGTTATGAAAATGAAATAAACGAAAATCACAACAATGAATATCCTTTATTGCTTGTGCTACCGCCAACATCAGAGATTCCTTCTACTGATGATAGTATGCAAGAAGAATATACTTTTGAGTGTCTTATAGTAACACCATTACGTCATGGATTCTACAAAAGACTAGAAAACGATTTTTCTTTACTTGAGCAGGAAGGTTTAGTTTGGTTACAAAGAGTATTAGACAGCTATTCAGGTAAAGAAGTAATTTTAAGTCCTGATAGTATATCTGTTGAACGAGAAAAAGAATTATATAACGACAAGTTGATACAAATCAGGCTTACTTTTACTCTTAACTGTTTCTCTAAAAACTTTACACAAATAGATAATTTAACTATAAGCGACCTTTCACCAAAAGTTTGGCTAAGGTCAGATTTGGGTGTAAAAACAACTATTACAGGAGATAACTTTCAAAATGAACTTGTTAACAAGTGGATTGACCAAAGCGGTAACGGAAATCATTTTGAGCAAACTTCTGAAGATTTAATGCCGACCTATGAGTATCTTAATGCAACAAGTGATTTTCCTGCTCTTCAATTTAGCAACGATTCATTAAAGTGTGTTAATAAAGGTATTAACGGAGGAACAGGTATATCTAGCTCACATACTATAATTTTTAATGGTATGCTTTTTACAACAGGTGGTAGCTTGTTATCAAAAAATGATGCTAGTACACCAAACTTTAATATAACACAGATTGGTAGTTTGCCAAGCTCAAACTTTTATCAAGCTAACTATAACGATATTAATGGTGATAATCCACAAATCAATACTTCACCAAATCTTACAAGTACCAAAGCTATAACTGCGGTAAGACTTGACGGAACTACATTAAGTATTTTTACAAATGGTGTTATAGTTGATAGTGATACAGACCCCGATTTTGGTGGATTTACGAATTTTGGAAACAGTAATGCTATGACTATTGGTTCAAATAATGCAGGAACAGGAAGTTTTGGTACAGTTCTTATATCAGAGTTAATAATATTTAACACAGCACTTTCAACAACACAAATAAAACAAGTATCAGATATTTTAAAACATAAACATAATATATAATGGCATCATTTAATATAGTAGACAGCGTAGCAGACACAATACAAAGCGTATATAGTCCAATAAAAGTAACAGGAACATTTGAGTTTGATTTAAATGTTGCTCCAAATGTTAATGAAGCAAAATCTAAATATCCTATTTGTAAGTTTACCATAACACCTAGAAATTTATATACGGGTGCTTTAGAAAGTAATGACAAGGTAGAGATTATGGTTCAGCCTAGTATAAACATACCAAACCTTATTGAAACTAATACCTCAAACACAAAAAGAGTTTTGTATAGCTTGGATGTTTCTAGTATTGCTAGAGATTTTTTGTCGTATGATTTAAGAGCTTGTACTCATGATACTCAACTAAACTTAGTAGATAGAGATATAACACAGGCTATGATTTCACAAAACTCATATAAAAGATTTCATGTTGAAGCAAAACCTCAAGAGTTAGACTCTACAACAAACACATTATCTGATGTTACGGGTATGAGTGATTTTTGTAATTTTACTGCTGTAAATGCAGCTTTACTACATGAGGAAGAAAATTATCTTGCAATAGGTGATAATTTACTTAATGGTTCTGCGGGTCAAGTTTTTTATAATCAACTTAACAATTTATATTTACATAGAAATGGCTCAGGATATGAAAGGGCAAGACAAAAATATTTTACAACAAAGCCAACAATACATAGAGATATAGGGGTTGATGAGTGTGAGTATATAACTTTTCCAATATTTGTCTCCGCTTCAGCTCCAACTGATGTTCCTAGAGTTCGTATAGAATTTTATGATTCATCAGGCTCTAGCATAAAAACAACAGACCAATCTCAAAGATATTACCTTAATATTGATGAAGGTGTTGATGGCGAAGGAAATACAGGTCAAGAAATAAACTCATTTGGTGATTTAGATTCAACACACATAGCGAACCTTGCACAAGGTGGTCATTATGTTGTTCAAGTAGGTGTTGGAACTAGAAATATAAAAGAAGCCATGCAGTATCCTGACCAATGGAACAATAGTGAGTCTTTAACTGATTTTTCTAATGTTGCTTATTATAAAGTTTTTACAGATGATGGTGCTTCAAATAAAGTTGGAGAAGATATATGTTATTACATAGACCACGACAGAAACAGCTCTGATGGAGTAAGGTTTCATTGGCAAAACAGATTAGGTGGTATAGATAGTTATACTTTTGATGGAACTTTTAATGAGGGCATCAGCATATCTTCAAAAACCTATGAACAAAGCATATATCCTGAGTTTAGAGGTCAAGCAGGTCAAACTACATCAAACGATAATGTTTTTGCAGGAGAAGTTCAAAATCTGCATTGGGATACAAATGGTTATGGTGCTTTAATTCCTAGAGTAGCAGGTTATAGTGATGACAAGTATCCTGCCGTTAGAAAATCTAAAGTAAAAGCCGTAAGAGAAGGAACAGCTATATCAAGACCTTATGGACTTAAAGAAAAAGATATGTTTGAAGATTTATTGGCATCACCAAATGTATGGATAGAAAAAGGTTGGAGAGGTAAAGAAGTGTTTAGAGAAGATTGGAGTGGCTATGGTGCTGTTTCTAATATTACAGATAATTGGGTAGCAAATGACGGAGATTTTACAACTAACGGGTCTTTTGAAACTGCCAAAGGTCATATAACAGGAACAAGGTGTTTTGAAAAGGGTGACAATAGTGGTAATGATGAACTTTATGCTTATAGTAGAAGTTTTATAAAATATAATCCTAGAAATATATATGAGATTGAAGTTAGAATAAAAAGTGAACACGATAGTACGGGTGCTGAATATGTAGGATTTGTAGGTTGGAAAGCAGACAAAACAACAAAGGTAAGTACAACGGGTGCTAATAGTTTTGATAATGCACATTATATTACTCTAAGCGCATACGACCAAACTACAACGGAAAAGTGGGAAACCTTTAGGGGTTATGTTTCAGGAAACTCAACAACTGCTGCTGTTCAATCTAACAATATAAATACAGCATCTACAGCATATACTGATGTTGCTTTTATAAGTCCAATGTTTTTAATTAATTACAATGACCAAGCGGGAGAGGTTTTAATAGACCATATTGTAGTTAGAGAGTTTACAACAGATATTCCTAATGCTACAAATTGGTATTCTACTTTGAATAGAAACTATTATGTTCCTGTTTTAGTTAGAGATGCAAGTTTTACAACATTTGATGAAGAAAACTTACAAAAATGTAATTTACAATATATAGAAAGCAAACCCAAAAGAACTATAAGGTAATGACAGAAATAAGAGTTGAAATAAGAGATTTTACAGACAATATATTGGGTGACCTTGATATAACGTCTAGTGAGAACTTTCCTTTGTCTTTAAATTTTCAAAATTTTGACATAAGAAATTTAGGCTCTCGTGGTGGTGGATTTAGTAAAACATTTAAAATACCCGCAACAAGCAATAATAATAAATTGCTAAATCACATATATCGTGATGGTAATTCAGATGTTAAAAATGTTAGAAAAGATTTGCCTTCAACAATATACTCTGACAACCTACCTATAATATCAGGAAAATTAAGAGTTACTCAAATATATAAAAACACAGAGGTTTTAGAATATGAATGTGTGTTTTTGGGTGACAATATGGATTGGGCAGACTCTATAAAAAACTTAGACTTAGATGAGCTAAAATTTAGTAGTGTAGCATATACTTCTTATTCAAGCACAATGTCTGAGCAATCATTTATCTATGGAAATCCATTAAGTGCGGCTCAGTTTCAAGCATATAAATTTAATCATGATGAACTTATATATCCACTTATGACAGTTGGAGAAAGTGATAGTCTTAGTGATTCAGTAATGGATAGTGATTTTATACCCTGCGTTTACATAAAGAATGTTTGGGATAAAATATTTCAAGCACAAGGATATACTGTAAGCTCTACCTTTTGTGATAGCACATTTTTCAAAAATCTATGTATGCCTTTAATATTTCAAAAAAGGTCAGATGTTACAGATGTTTCTTTTGGTAGGGTTAATTTAACATCTGATGAAGATATACATACATATAATACCGACACAGAACACAATCAGTCTTTGATAGGAACACCATCTCCAATCTCTTTTACAAATAATAGAGCAATAGGAAATCCTTCATTTACAACACAATTTCTTGATGTCAATTACAGTTTAGATTTTATAATGGGTGGTGACACTCTTAATGATGATGCTCCTTCCCCAACAGATACTACGGGTAATGCTCAGTTTGGTATAACTCACGCAAGTGGAAAGAAAAATGGATTGGTGGTGGCTGCTCAAGGCTCAGGTGTGTTTAATATAACAGCAAGTGTTACTGTTAATATATCTAGTAACATTTTAGGTACTACCGACCAATTAAATGGTAGAGAAAGTATAGGTATTTATGCAAAACTTGTAAAGATAGGAACAGGAGATGATGTTAGTGATTTTAGTAATATTGTAACAAGTCAAGATTATGGTTCAACATCTTTCTCTTCTCCAACTTTTTTTGCTTTTGGTCATGGTGCTTTTAGTGGTCTTAGCACTCATACAAGCACAGACGTTACTTTTAACTTTGACCATGAAACCAACTTAGACGCTAATGATAAAGTTGCTTTACTTATAAACTTTGTTAAAGAAGGTGGTGGTAGTGATACAAATACAGATATTACTGTTAAAATAAAATCAGGTGCTTTTTTAGAAATACAACAGACATCAGCATTTTTTGTTGGAGACACAATAACAAATATAGGAAAACTTTTACCACAAGGAAAGCAAATAGATTTTGTGAAAGGTATTTCACAAATGTTCAATCTTCAGTATCATACCGATGTAAATACTAAAACTGTTTTTGTAGAACCATACGACCATTTTTATAAAGATTTTGATTCTACAACAGTACACGCATTAGATTGGACTGATAAAATAGATTATTCTAAAAATATTAAAGATGAGTTTTTACATCAAGTAAAATCAAGACTTATTCTTAAATACAAAGACCCTAGTAGTGATGCCATGTTAGACGCATACAACAAAAGAAATAATGTAGATTGGGGTTCTTATGAAGAAACATTTACAGATGGTAGATTTCAAACAGGCGAGTTTAAAATAGAAAATTCTTATTTTTCTCCTACCTTTAATTGGTATGAAGCCAACTATATAAATGTTGTAAGATTGGAAAGAACACCTGTTGTTCCTATGTATTTTACTGACGTTGTTGACCTATCTTTATCGGGGGCGACAGAAAGACCTGAAAAAGAATTTAAGATAGGTGCTAGAATACTTATTACATCAAGAAATAACTCTCTTGGCGCAAGTACAACATACAACTCATCAAACGGAAAACAAGTTCAACATGACTACGATAGTGATGGTGACGGAACTTCAGAAAGTCCTGCTCCTTTTGTACCAAGAATTGCTAGATTTATAAGTTGGGATAATTTAACAGTAGATTTAGACCCCGCTACTAATACTAATGATACAATGCGAAATCCTCCAACTGCAAATTTATCTCAAAGACAAATAAGCAATGGATATGAAAATGTTGATTTTAATCTTTCTTTTTCTGATGTAACACATAATACAGTTATTAGCACATCGCCAAATACCTTAAAAGGGTTGTATGGTTTGTATTATTCTAAAATGATTCAACAGCTAAAGAATAATCCAAGAATAAAAGTTATGTATATAAATCTTAAAAATAAAGATATATCTATGCTTGACTTTAGAAACTTAATATTTATTGATGGTCATTATTATAGAATAAACAAAATAATTGATTATAAGCCACATTCAGAAGAATCAACAAAAGTTGAGCTACAAGAGTATTTTTATCTTGGTGCTTCACCTGTAAATTCAACTATAAACATTGATGTAGAAAATATAAATATATAATGAGAAGAATAAAAACAAGCAGAAAATCTAGGTTGCCTTATATAAAAGAATCTGCTAAAGAAAAAATATATGCTACTGTTGATGGGGTTTTAGAGCCAATAATATTTGATTTTACAGAACCTCAAGGGGATACATTAAAGCGTAATGTTTTTTTAACACCTAAAGATAGATTATTAAGAAAAAGCAATGGTGGTAGAACACTAGACATATCTACTATTCAAGAGATAGTTAGTGTTACAACAACAACTGCTAATTTAGGAACAGTAACTACTGAAACTGTTGTGTCTGTTTCTCCTGAGTTTGTTTTTAATTACACAAATGGTATTGCTGAGGTTACAAGCGGTAACAATGTTAAAACTTGGCTTTCATCTTTTGGCAACAATAGATTAACAATGTCAACAACAGCTAATCAACCTAGTATTGGCATTGATGGTGGAGGTGTAAATGGCACACATCCTATTTATTTTAAAACAGAAAATACAGACCATCTTAGTCTTTCATCATCTGTTACTCTGTCAGGGGATTTTACTGTATTTATGTATATTAAGTCAACACCAAAAATTCCTAACGCACACAAGTATGTTAGGTTGATGGGTAAAAGCGATGACAATGATATGTACTTTTCAATAGGAGAAACAGATGATAAGTCTTATGTTTTGAGTTTTTCATCAGGCAGTAGTGTTGAGTGTGATGATACAGGTTATTGGACTCCTACAACAGGTTCTTCAAAAATTTTAATTACACTACAAAGAAGTGGAACAAAACTATACATAAGAGAAGATGGAAAACAAGCTATTGAAAAAACAACACCTACAACAGACTTTACTTTTAATCAGTTTGGTAAAAGAGGTAACATAACAACAGATTCATTTAATGGCTCTTTGTATCACTTTTCGGCATACAATAGCTACTTGCAAACAAATTTAGAAGAACTAGAACAATCAATAATAGCTAAAGCATCTTTATCAAAAGAAATCTCTAGCTATGATATTCCTGAATAAAAAATAAAAAAATGAAAGGAGTTTTAAATACATTAGGTAAAACAATAGGAACTATCGGCAATAAGTTTGTTGATAGATTTAGAACAGAGCTTTCTCAGCAAAATCATAATGCTTCAGGAACTTTATCTAATACTATGCACTTTACAGTTAAAAGCAAGAAAGATGAGTTAGATTTAATTATACAATCAAAAGCAGACTACATAAGACAAGTTAACGAAGGTCAAAGACCATTTGATTGGGATTTATCTCAAATATTGGATTGGATGGATGATAAAGACAAAAATGGCAATAACAAAAAGTTTCCTGACAATCCTAATGAAAGAAGAAGAATGGCAATTAATATTGCTAAAAAAATATCTCAAGAAGGAACACCAACAAGAAATAGTAAAGAATACTCTAACAATACATTTAGAAGAGGTTTTATAAACAGAGTAGTAGGAAGTAACGAAAGACACTTTTTTAATGATATTGATAAAGCAGTATCAAAAGACGTAGATATAATATTAAAAAGATTACCAAAACAAATATAATGGCAAAAAAGCAACAATCAATATACGAAATTAAAGTAAAAGGTCTTGACGATATTAAATCGTTAAATAAAGAGATACTAAAGTTAAATGGAAGATACGAAGATTTAAAAAAGCGTAGCGATGATACTGAAAAAAGTTTAAAAGATGTCAACAAAGCTACTCAAGATACAAGCAACTTTTCAAAACAAATGGGTAAGGCTTTTGTTGCAGCAACAGTAGCAATAGAGGTTTTTACAAGAGCAGCAAGAGCATTAAGTAATACAATTAGAAAAGCAAAAGATACTTTTAAAGACTTTGAGTTTTCAATGGCTAAAGTAAGAGCTATTTCAGGTGCTAACGCAGAAGAGTTTAAAAAGCTAAATAACTCAGCAAAAGAGTTGGGTAGAACAACATTCTTTACCGCACAAAATGTAGCTGAGTTACAACTAAGTTTATCTAAGCTAGGTTTTAGAACCGATGAAATATTAGACTCTCAAGAAGCTATACTTAAATTAGCCACAGCAATGGGTCAAGACTTGGGTAGAACTGCTACTGTGGTTGCCGCTTCAATTAGAGGTTTTGGTGAGGACACAGACCAAACAGGAAGATTTGCCGATGTAATGGCTACTGCGTTTGCTAACTCTGCATTAGATTTAGAGAAGTTTCAAACCTCAATGACTAAGGTATCTGCTATTGCAAGAAGTGCGGGTTTTAGTTTTGAAGAAACAACAGGTCTTTTAGGTTTACTTACAGATAGAGGTATTGAAGCATCTATTGCGGGTACATCGCTTCGTAACATATTGTTGGCACTACAAGACCCTACTTCAGAATTATCTGAAAGATTAGGAAGAACTGTTCATTCGGGTACAGAACTAATTGTAGCTCTTAAAGAATTAGATGCTTCAGGAATAGATGTTGCGGGTGTAATGGGTATTGTTGAAAAAAGACAAGTTCAAGCAATGGAGTCTTTTATTAGAAGTGCTGATGCAATATCAGATTTAAACAAAATTCTTCTTACAGCAAGTGGTTCTGCTGAAGATATGGCAGGTATAATGGAAGATACTCTTCAAGGTGCTATATTAAAAGCAAAGTCAGCTTATGAAGGTTTTATTCTTACAGTTTTAGAGGGAAATGGATTATTTCAAAGAAGTGTAGAAAGAATTGCTGAATTTATATCAAATGTTACTGATATGCTTTCTACTCCTCAGCAACTAGCAATGAGAGAGGTTTCTAGGGCAACAAAAGAAGCAAAACAACAATTTGCTGATAATGAAAAGTTTATAGCTACAGTAAGTGAAAAGGGTCAAAAAGTAAGAAAAAAATCTTTACAACAATTCTTAGAAAACCAACAAGATGAAATGATAAAAACAAGAAATAATATCATAAATCTTATGGGTGTTGAAGGAGAAGGAGATGCAAGAACTTTTGATGTGGCTAAAACAGCAAACCTTACTCAAGACCAAATAGAATTTAGATTAAAAAGACTTGATGTATTAAATGCTGCTATTGATGAAATGGATAATGTAATAGATACTCAAATAGACAAACAAAAAGAAGCTAGAAAAAAACTAGAAGAAGATAATAAAAATGCTGAAGCAGCCGCAAAAGCACGAGCAAAAAGAGAAGAAGAAGAAAGAATAGCTGCAATAGAAAATCATGAGTTTTTAAAAAACTTAGAAGCACCTGACGGTGATGCTGTAAAAAGTAGGGCTGTTCAGTTGGAACAGGATATAACGGATAAAAAGTTGCTTTTACAAAAGAAATTTGTAGATGGAAAAATTGCGTCAGAAGCTGAATTAAATGCTGCAATAATGAAAATGCAGTTAGAAAGATTTAACCAAGAGTTAGATTTACTTGAAAAGTCATCTACTATACATAATGAGGTTCTTGAAAAGAAAATTGATTTAGAAGCTAAAATAACATCTAATGAACAAAAACAAAACAAACTTCAATCAGACGCACAGAAAGAAAAAGAAGAAGCTCAACAAAGAGAAATAGCAAATGTAATATTACATTCTGAAACTGCTAAAGATGCGTTTTCTCAGTTAATATCAATGAGAGTAAATGAGATATTACTAAACGCTATGAACTCTATTTTTAAAGATGATTCAATTCCTTTTATTGCTCAAATTGGACTTGCCATAGGTTTAAAGTCTCTTATAACACCTTTGATAGATAGCTTATTGGGAGGTGGGTCATCCGCAGAGAGGGGCGACTTATCGCAAGATGTCGGCAATCAATTTGCCGAAGGTGGTTTAACAAGAGGTGGTATGTTTCAGGGTAACTCACACGCTAATGGTGGTGTTAAATTTAGAGTTGGTGGTAGAATACATGAAGCTGAAGGTGGTGAAGCAATTATTAACAAGAAATCAACATCAATGTTTAGACCTGTGCTATCTGCAATAAATAGTTACAATGGCAATGGTGTAAAGTTCGCTGATGGTGGATTGCTCAATAGTGGAGAAAAATTTGCAATGGGTGGAGAGTTGAGGTCAGCACAACAATTAGTTAGTGGTTCAACAGGAAATCAAAAGGTAATTATAGTAGAAAGTGACATGACAGAAACACAAAGCAGAATATCTGCTATTGAAAGTCAGGCTTCTTTTTAGTATATTTGTATATGATAAGGCAAAATAATGCTAAGATTGTAGAAGAGTTTATAGATGTAATATACAATCAGGTTAAAGCTAAATACTCTGAAGAAGCGGGTATAAAAAATGTACTAAATCATCTTGCCGAAAAAGGTTTGATAGAGCCAAGAAAAATTAGAGATTATATGATAATACAGGATTTTGATAAAATATTAAAGTCCAATGAAAATAACTACACATTTACATATATGGATATATCTATAAAGTATGATGTGTCAGAAAGAACAATACAAAATATTATCTATAAGCACAAAAGAAAGTTTCATAAAGACTACAATATAAGATAATTGGATGGTTTCTGCGAAGAAAATAGTATATAAATAATTAATTTTGCAAAATGAACAAATGGTATTCAATAGAAAATAAGGCAGATAATAGTGTTGAAATATCTATTTATGATGAAATAGGTGACTTTGGCACTTCTGCAAAAGAATTTATTGAGGAAGTAAAATCTGTTGGAGATGGCGACATTACATTACGAATCAACTCTGTTGGTGGTAGTGTGTTTGATGGTTTAGCTATCTACAATACTTTACGTTCTCATAGTGGATTTGTAAATATTAAAATTGAAGGTTTGGCTGCTTCAATATCTACTGTTATAGCAATGGCAGGAGATAGTATAGAAATGTCAGAGAATGGTTTTTTTATGATACACAATCCTTTTGGAAAATCAGCAGGTGAAGCGGGTGATATGCGTAAGACTGCGGATTTGCTTGACAAGATAAAAGATGAAATTATGGAAATCTATTCTAAAAGAACAAACCTTACTTTTGGTGAACTTTCAGATATGATGGATAAAGAAACTTGGTTGTCAAGTCAAGAAGCTATGGATATGGGTTTTGTAGATAAAATTACAGAGCCAATGAAAATAGCTGCATCCTTTGACCTTTCAAAGTTTACTAACGTCAACGAGCAAGAGGTTAATGATAAATTAAGTTTAACTAATAATAATAAGAAAATGACCGAAGAATTAAAAACTTGGTTCAATAGCGTTAAAGAAGAAATCTTAAATGCTGTTAAAGGAGAGGAAGTTTCTACTCCTTCTAATGAAGTTTCTATTTCTATTTCTGACAACGAAGTTATCGTTAATAAGTTCGAAGAGCTTGAAGAAAACGCTAAATCACTTCGTGAAGAAAAAGAAGAATTGGCTGCTCTTGTTGGTGAAAAGGAAGGCACTATTGCTGAATTGACAAACAAGATAACTGATATAGAAGCAAAATTAGCAAAATTAGAAGCTACTGAAACTAATGTTGAAGGCGATTCTGACCCTGCAATAACTCCAAAAGAAGATGTTGTAAATGAGTGGGATGCTTTCGCTAAATCAATTTTAAAATAATAAATAAAAAAATATGGCTATTCAATTAACAAGTTTACCTACTGTAAATCAGTATGATGTAAACAGAGCAATCATCCAACCTATTTTTATGGGTCAGGATTATATGAAATATATGGAAGTATTACCTAACATTAAAGGTACTACTGTGATTGATAAATTTAATCAATTAGGAAAAATTACAAAGGCTTTCACAAATGGTGCTTTCTCTGCTGAAGGTGATTCAGACAAAGGTTCTACAATAACAATTACACCTGCTCGTGTAGAAGCTGAACTTGAGTTTAGAGCAAACGAACTTTTCAATAAAATGAAAGGTCAATTAATGCGTGACGGACACGATTTTGATAATATTGAAGGTTCTGTTGTTAAAAACATTCTTCTTGACTTAATAGGACAAGGTGTAAAAGCTGACTTTAATCGTCAATTATGGTTATCAGATGTTGCTGAAGCAGATGCTGACTATGGTATTTATGATGGTCTATTCCAAGTAGCAAAAGAAGGTGGTGCAACAGCATTAACAAGAGAATATTCAGGTTTATTAACACAAGCTGATGATGCTGCTTTAGTAGCAGGTAATGGTCTTAAAATTATGCAAGGTCTTTATGATTCTGCCGCCCCTGAATTACTAGAAGCAGGACAACATGTTTTCTTTGTATCAGGAGATATTGCTGATGACTATATGGCTACAAACTTAGAATCTTCTAGCTTTGCTGCTGCGGGATATGGTGCTTTAGTAAATGGTGTTCCAAACCTTACTTATAGAGGTATTCCTATTGTTGTTCGTAGAGATTGGGATACTTCAATCGCTGCTGATGCTTCAGAAATTAATGGTTGTACTGCTGCTGCTGAAACTCACAGAGCAATGTTAACTACACAAGATGCTTTTGTTGTAGGTACTGACTTTGATGAAAATTCTGTAGAGCAATGGTATTCTATGGATAACAAAGCATATCGTTTTAGAGTTTCTTACATGGTAGGTTGTGCATTAAAAGATGCTAAATTAGCTGTGTATTACACTCCTAATGCAATCGCATAATTAATTTAATTAATGGGGGATGAAATACTCCCCCTTAATTTTTAACTTTTAAAATAATAATAAAATGGCAATAGAAGCATTAAACGTAAACGCATCTGACTTAGAGTTAAGAGGTGGTTTACGATATATAGCAATTACAACATTTGACGATGCTACGGATGTAACATTTGATGATAGTGGTGACCACGCTGTTTCAGCAGTTGCAGGTGTTGGAGACGCAAAACTTTTTGATTTAAAGCAAGGCACAGGCTCTTTGACAACAAGCGGTACTAAAGAAGGTGGCACTATTTTGTTTGAACACACAGTTTCTTTCTTTGTTCCTAGAGTTTCTTCTGCTCACATGAGAGCTTTAGAATCAATGAAAAATACAAGACTTATGGTTTTTGTTCAAGACTATAATACAAGTACAGAACAAAATACATATGTTATTGGATGTTCTAAAGAGTATGCGTTGGAAGATGACTTTAAAAATGAGCAAATGTACGCTACACTAACATCTATTGAAGGTGGTACAGGTGCTGCTTTAGGTGATGAAAATGGTGTTACTGTTACTCTTACTGCTCAATCAGGTGAGCTTCCTCGTGCTTTTACGGGAACATTTACTCCTGATAGTTCTGCGGGTACAGTAACTATTTCGTAATAATTAACTAAAAAGGAATGGTTAGGGCAATTTGCCCTTCCCTTCTTTTTTTATTATACTTGCAATATGTATAAATCAAGATTAAAAAAGGGTGTTACTAAGTTTCGTAAGAATGGACTTCGTGTTGATTGGTCTAATGCTACTCAAGAACAAATGAAAGCTGTTTACGAAATGGGAGATAATGACCTTGTAACAAAAGAAGAAAATGCAGCACCAAAAAAGAAAGAAGTCAAAACAAAAAGAAAGTCTAAGGACAATTCAACAATCTGAAAATACTTTTAAAACAAAGTATGCTTTTGTAAATTTATCTACCCCTGAAGTTACTACAGAGGTAAAAGACTTAAAAAAAGTAAGAGAAAATTTTGTTCCTTTTGGAAAAGACAATTTATTTCCACAATATCTTTCTGAATTAAAAAGACAATCATCAACTCATCGTTCTGTTTTAGCACAGAAAACTACATTTACTACAGGTGGTGGTTTTTTAACATCTGATGAAAAATTATCTGATTTTATACAAGATGTAAATGCTAATGGAGAAAGTTTAAAAGACTGCTTTAAAAAATTAGCTGATGACTATTATACTTATGGTAATGCCTACTTAGAGGGTGTTGTTTATGATGGTGGTGTAAATTTTTATCATAAAGATGCTGCTACAGCAAGAATGTCTAAAGATAAAAAAAGCGTCTTGTTTAATTCTGATTGGACTAATTATACAAGAAACAAAGATAAAACACAAACAATATCTGTTTATCCAAATGTTTCAAATGGTAGATTTGTAATACACTATAAAGATTATGAAAGTACATTTAATTTTTATGGTTTACCTGACTATGTAGCTGCTTTAGAGCATATAGCTATTGATTATGAAATTGGTAAGTTTAATCACACTTCATTTAAAAATGGATTTAGTCCTTCAGCTATTGTTACTGTTAATGGTGACTTTGGTGAGTCAGAAGCGGAGAAGTTTGTTGAAACTGCTAAAGAAACTTTAACAGGTAGTGGTAATAATTCAAAGATATTATTTCTTGTAAAGAATGGAGAAGATAGTAGAGGAACTGATGTTCAAATTATATCAAACAAAGAAGATGGTGACTTTTTAGATTTACAGAAGTTAACAGACCAAAATATAATTACCGCTCACAGATGGCAACCCGCATTGAGTGGTATCATATCATCAGGAAAGATGAATAATACGGGTAGCGAGATTAGAATAGCTTATGACTTAGCTATGTCAACTGTTATTAGAGATACTACCAACATCTTGCTAGAGCCTATAAAAAAGGTTATAAATGAACAAATGGGTATAAATACAGAAGATTTAACTGTAGCTTATGAGCCGCCAATATCTTTTCTTTCTGATATTGACCCTAAATTAGTTTTAACTATAAATGAACAAAGAGCAATGCTTAACAAAGACTTGCCTGAAATAAAAGATGGTGACCTTTTAATATCTGACAGACAAACAATTAAAGTAGAAAGACAAAACACAGAAGTATAATGGCAAATGTAAGAAACTTAAATAATTTTGTAACTGCTACTGAAGTAATAAGAACTTCATTTACTAATCAAGCAACTGATACATCCTTAATTAGTGGTGCTATTTTAGATATAGCAGAATTAGCTCATATAAAGCCTGAGCTTGGACTTGATTTTTATGAAGAACTAAAAACTCAAAATCATAATTCTTCTCTTACATCAGATAATTCAACATTAGTAACTGACTTTTTAAAACCTGCATTATGTTGGTTTGTAAGATTTGAAGTAATGAATGAGATACAATATAATACTACATCAGCAGGATTAGTTATTAATGATTCTGATTTTAGTTCACCTGCAAATGTAGAGCAATTTAATCAAATGAAAAGTGATACTTTTAGAAAGGCTAAAGTATTACTAGATGATATGATTGCTTATATTACTCATCAAGACCAAGTAGATAAATATCCTTTATATGGAAAAGATGGTGATAGCTCTATGCCTGATACTGATATAGCTAGTAAAATGAATGGAATAATATTTTATTAATGGCAACAGACTTTCCAAAAAAAGGTGATGATAAAAAAATTTCTTTACGAAATAGTGAAGAGAAGCAGTTTGATTATGAGTTTGCTAAAAATTTAAAAGAGCAACAGCCAAAGATATGGAAAACAGGCGGTAATATAAGAGGTAATGAAGCCTTTATGTTGTGGGGAAGAGCAAGAGATGGTCAAGACACAGAAGCTATCAGAGAATGGATAAAAGAAAGAGAGTCGTGGGCAAAAAGACATTTTAGAGATGGTCAAAAATTTAAAGGTGATACTGAACCTAATTTATCAAATGTTGCAGGAGTTGTGGCACAGATTAAATGGGGTGTTATTGGAAATCTTGGAGAAAGAGGAATGAAAGATGTAATACTTGAATTAACTAAAAAATTAGAAGGTAGAAAAGATAATATGAAAAATAATATAGACCATGATTTACACATAGAATTTACTATGGAAATGATGAAAGAGCTTCATGATAAAGGAGAACTTGAAATGACTACTGATGAAATGGGAGAGCCAATAGTTATTAAGTTTATGTATGATGCTAAAAAAAGTGATGACCCTATGAATGTTAGTCCTACTGTAAAACAAGGATTAGAAAATAAGGTAAAAGAACACAATGAAGAAGTTAAAGACTTAAATGTTGATTGGAATCCAAGAGTAACTTACAAGAAGTTGGAAAAAGTATTTGATAGGGGTGTTGGTGCTTATAGAACAAATAGACAATCAGTTAGACCAAATGTAAAATCTGAAGAGCAATGGGCATATGCTCGTGTAAATTCTTTTCTTTTTGTTATGCGTAAAGGTAGATTTCAAGGTGGTCAGCACGATACTGATTTATTACCTAAAGACCATCCAATGAAAAAAGCAATGGAAGAAGCAGAAAATGCAAGAAGAAATCCTAATTGTCCTGATGGATATGAACATCAAATGCCTGATGGTTCTTGGATGTGCGGTAAAAGACATGGGGGTGGAGGATATGGCTCTAATATGGATAAAGTTGTAAACTTTTTAAATATTATAAAAGAAGAAATGATAACAGAAATTAAATTAATTAAAAAAAATAAAAAATAATGGCTTACGAATTTTTAGACGACAATATTGCTTTAATGAGAATGTTGGGTGAAACTCAAAGTATTGAAGTTATTAGCAATACAGCAGCTCATGGAAGTAAAGATTTTTATTGTGTTTATTGTGTTACAGAGACAGTAGTTGCATCAATAACTTGCGATAGTGAAGTTACAAATGCAGCAGGGTTACAAACAACATTACCTGCGGGAACAACATTGCTTCTTAATGTAACAGCAATAACCCTTACAAGTGGAGTGGTAATAGGATATAATAGATAATAATATGGCAAGTACAATAACAGCATCAACACTTACAGTTAGTATTTCTGAAGATATAACATTAGGTGGAACTCAATTTGGAGGAACAAAAACATTATCAGTAGCATCTATTAAAGAGGTTTTTAAAAGAATTGTTAGATGTGTTGACGATACTGATTGCACTATAGCAACATTTCAAACAGCAACTAATACAGCAGATAATGCTATTGACTTAGAAAATGTTAGATACATTAGGGTAACAAACTTAGATGACACTAATCCAATGAACTTGTCTTTACAAGTTGCAGGAGGAGAAGATGGAACAGCTAATATGTCTGCAACACATTTAGTAGGTGCAGGACAAAGTTTTATAATGCACACTATACATGATGGTATTGCTGTTAGCGATGCTAATGCAACTATTGTAACTGCATTAACTGACTTAGAAAGCCTTTTGGTTGACCCTTTATCAGAAAATATAGATGTAGAAGTATTAATAGCAAGTGTATAAGACATGGCAAGTAATGAACATAGTAGTTTAGCAAACGACCAACTTCACGTTCCTAAAGATTTTAGCACAGCTTCAGCAAATACTGTTCTTACAAAGAATGGTAGTAGTGCTTTAGCTTGGGCAGATGATAATCTCAGAAGAACACATTTTGTTCGTGTAGGTGGTTTTTTAAGTAGTGTAACTTCAACAAGTGAATTTGCACCTACTTATGCTGCGGGTGTTACTCATACTTGGAACACAGTAGTTACTGATGCAACTGCTGATGCACAAGATGCTGTTGCACAAGCACAACTATATTGTACTAGAGCGGGTTTTGTAAATGCTTTTGGTGGTGTAGTTGCTGCAACAAGCGGTAAAAATGTAAGTTTTAGAGTATATAAAGGCACACCTGCTGATGCTAGTGCTGCTGCTATAGATTTAACACAATTAGGTGCTACTGCAACAGAAACAGGTGGTGGAACTAGCAATGTTGATATTTTTGCAATGGGCAGCTTAGGTTCTTCTGCTACTTTTGCAGCAGGAGATGTTTTAATAGTTACTATTGCAGCAGGTAATACTGATACAACAACAGCAAGATTTAACGCTACTATAGAAGTAGTATATACAGAATAATATGTTTCGACTAGGAGTAAATATAGGATTAAAGTCAACAGTTTCAACTGCTAAATCAGCTTTATTAACTGTTGGTAATTTAAAGGCTTGGTATAAATTTAATACATCTATAAGTGTAGATGGAGATGGCAATGTAAGTCAATGGAGTGATAGTAGTGGTAATAGTAGTGAAAATATGAATTTAGTACCTCCTGCTTCAGATAATGATGTTCCTTTTACTTCTGCTACAGGAAAATTAGCTTTTACAACAGGTAATAAATCTGAACTAAAAACTGCATCAGACCAATTAAATTTAGGTGCATTTTCTGTTTTTGGTGTTATTGATATTATTGAAAGTGGTGCTTCTAATGAAGCTGTAGTAGGTAGAGCAGGAAATGATGAGCTAAGATTTTTTAGAGGTGGTTCTTCTGATGGATTTAGAGCAAGAATTAATGGGATTAATAGAGATATAGATACAGATAGTGCTATACCTACAGGTAAGTTTTTATTTGCTTTGTTAAGAGCAAGTAATGGAACTATAACTATAAGAATTAATGGAAGCTTACAAAGTGCAACAACAACACTTGCAATTTCAAATCTTTTTGACTTTACAGGAATTGGTAATGAAGCATCTGATATGGATATTTATGAAATAGCACTATTTGATACTGAACTTTCTGCATCAAATGTTACAGCAGTAGAAGCTGATATAAATTCAAGAAACGGACTATAATGGCAACAGCAGCACAAGAAATAGCACTTATGAAACAGAGAATGGACTCTATGGAAGAGAAACTAGACAAGATGGATGAAAAGTTAGATATGCTAACTAAAAATCTTTTAAATCCTGATAATGGTGTTGTTGCTAGAGTAAATAAAAATACTTCTGCTAGAATTACTATGCAAAGAGGATTGTGGGGTATATGGACTATAGTTGTTGGTTCTTTGGTAGCTTATTTTTTTACTAAAAATGGCTAAGGGTATAAATTTTACATATAGAAAAAAGGCTAAAATAAAACGTAAAGGCATACACTCAAAAAGTAAAAGTAGAACTAAAGGCGGTAAACAGTATCAAAAACCTTATAATTCTCAAGGTAGATGATACAAAAAGACTTAACACTATCTGTAGGTAATATAATATGGATAATTGGTATTATATTTACTATGGGTATTGCTTATAGTCAAATAGCACAACTTGATGAAGATATTATTGTTCTTGAAAAAAGACTAGAAAAAAAGATTAAAATAATCAATGAGTGCGAAGATAGAATAGTAGAATTAGAAAAAGAATTAGCAACAATTAAAAATTGTAAAAATGATTAAAAAACTAAAAGTAATAGCTTGTATTATTTTACATTATGCTACATTTAAAAAAGTTTGTTTTGGTGATTGTAAATACTGTAAATTATAATGGAAGATATTTTAAAGTTAGTAGAAACATATGGAATTACACTTGTTTTGCTTATAGGTAGTTGTTATGCACTTTATCGTTTTTTCTTTTTTAGCATACATGAGGTAAAAAATACTTTTTCTAAGCATCATGAAAAAAACGCTTCCAATATGGAAGAGATTAAAAAAAAAATAGATATTATACTTGAATTTATAAAAGAAAAAAAATGAATTGTAATTGCGAAGATAAAGAAAATTGTCAAGAAAGCTGTGAAACTGCTGAAACTGCTGAAACTGCTGAACATTTTTGTGATATAGAAGAGTGTAATGCTAGTAGTAAAGAGGACTGCAAACAATGTAACTAATAATATGAAGTTAGTTGTTTATAGAATTAGTAGCGAAAAAGATTGCACTAATGGTATTTTATTTGAAAAGACTGATAGTTTTGGACTTAGGTTTTTATGCTACACATTAGAAGATGAGCATAGAGTTTTAAAGGTTAAGGGAGAAACAAGAATACCAAAAGGAAAGTATAATATAGAGTATAGAAAAGAAGGTGGCTTTCATAACAAATATAGTAAGCGTTTTTCTAACATTCATAAAGGAATGTTGCAAGTTATGGATGTGCCTAATTTTGATTACATTTTGTTACATTGTGGTAATAGCGATGAGAATACCGCAGGATGTTTACTCTTGGGCGATTCGCAAGAAAACAATCAAATAATTAAAGATGGTTTTATAGGTAAATCTACAAATGCCTATAAAAGAGTTTACAAAGAAATATCAGAAAGAATGGAGAAAGGAGAAGATGTTACTATAGAGTACATTGACTTTGATAAACAATTTTAAGGGTTTCTAAAGGGTACTTTATACCCTATATAATAAAGATAAAGATATAGTTAAAGATAAAGATATGAGTATTTTTAGTAAAATTTTTAGTAGTGGTGCTAGTGAATTAGTTAATTCAGTTGGAAATGCTATTGATAAGATACATACCTCAGCAGAAGAAAAAGAAATTATAAAGTCTGAAATAAAAAAGTATGTTTTAGATTATGAACAAAAGATGCAGTTAGAGGTAACAAAGCGTTGGGAAGCAGATATGAATGGTAATTGGCTTACAAAGTCCATTAGACCGCTTACATTAGCTTTCTTGATGGTTGTGCTAACTATATTTACCTTAGTTGACTTTGGGTATGTAGATATGGATATAAAAGATTCTTGGATTGACCTATGGCAAATTTTGGCTATCACTTGCTTTGGTGCATACTTTGGCGGCAGGTCTTACGAAAAAATTAAAAAATAACTTTTTACTTACTTTTTTTTTATTATATTTGCAGTCATATCTGTATGATATAATACTTTGTTTTAGTTTTCAAGTGGGGTGCTACTCAGTACCTCATTTGTTTTTTTATGTTTTTTTTACTATACTTGCAAAAACATAGACATATGAAACAATACAGACCTAGACTTACTCAAAAAGAGTTTGAAATCATACAAAAACATAGAAATGGAGGTGGTGTAGGTATCATAGGTGACACACACGAGCCATTCTGTCACCCTAATTACAGAAATTTTTGTTACGAAGTATTTGATAGGTTTGGTGTTTCTGAAATAGTACACATTGGAGATGAAGTAGATAACTCTGCACTATCTTATCACGAAAAAATGGCTGAGATGCCTAACGCTGAAAACGAAGCTGAAACTGCTCAGAGAGCTATGGAAAAATGGTATTCTACTTTTCCTGATGTTAAAGTGTGTGTTGGTAATCATTCTGCACTACCTTTTAGACAAGCGACAACGGCAGGTATTCCTAAAAGATTTTTAAAGTCATACGAAGAAATATGGAACGCACCTAAAGGTTGGAAGTGGGAACTGCAATGGGAGATAGACAATGTATTGTATGAACATGGAACAGGAAGTAGTGGTGCTATGGCTCATAAAAATAGAGCAATCTCTAACAGACAATCTACTGTAATTGGTCATTGCCATTCTTTTGGTGGTGTAAACTATATGGCTTCAAGAAGTGATTTAATATTTGGAATGAATGTTGGATGTGGCATAGATGTAGATGCTATGGCATTTTCTTATGGTAAGAACTTTCCTAAGAAGCCAACTTTAGGATGTGGAGTAGTTCTTGATGGTGGAAAGACTGCAATATTTATTCCTATGGACTTGGGTTCTAAAATAATTCACACTAAATCACTCTAGTAGTATAAACTTTTTTTACATTTTTCTTAAATTATTTTTGGTAGTTTAAATTTATTTACTAACTTTGTCGAAGTTATTAATTAAAACAAAACTATTATGTCAGAAGAATCAAAAGTATCAACTTTAAAAAAAGGAGAGGTTCTTTTCCTTTTGGATAGCAAGATAAATTTACTAAAAACATTATTATCTAGAGATGAGGAGTCTGAGATAGACTATGCTAATTCAGGTGATAAAGAGTTGCAACAATGGGCAAATGGTAGAATATCAGCAAGACTTTGCGATATAGATACCCTAAAAGAACTAAGAGTTTATATTAACCTACTTTAATAAATATTATTATGTCAGAAATTAAAACAGAAACTAAAAAAGAAAGTTTACGCAGACTATTCACAGAGAATGGTCTAGTACAAGAAGATGTGTATAAAGACAAAAGAGGTTTTGTTATTATCACTAGAACAGGAATTGATAAGATTGTAAGTAATCGTGGTATTAGATTGTCTTATGAACCAATAGTTATGGAAAAAGATTGGGTTGTGCTTAGATGTGTTGGTGAAATGTCAGATGGTCAAAAGAGGGTAGAGTCTTTTGGGGAAAGCAGTAAAGAAAACACTATGGGTCTTGCGGGTAAGTTTCCTGTGGCTATGGCAGAGAAAAGAGCCAAATCAAGAGCAGTATTAATGCTTACAGGATTTTATGAGCAGGGTGTATTTGGTCAAGATGAAATGGCTGATTAATGGATTGGATAGACGAAATACTTGCAGGTGAACCTATCAGTAATAGTCAAATGGCTATTATTGAGGGTTTGCTGACAGGTGTTCCGTATGAACAAGATGAAATAAAAGATATTGAAACAGGTCTTTTACATTTAACATATCAAGAAGCATATTTATTAATTAACAAGCTAAAAGATGATTTTGTATCAAAAGACCCTAGAGAACAATTTAATAAAATGGCAAAAAGATGGCAATAAGAAAACACGTAATGACAAAAGAAGGTGCAATAGTTTCAATCACTAGAAGTCAAATAGGAAAGATTGATAATAAAAAAACACCTAAAGGACTAAGTAAAACATTTATAGATTTATATATGCAAATGTCAGATGAAAAAATCAAACAAGCATATTTATCAGAATTTGAAATTGAATTAGAAATAGTAAAATAAAATTAATTATGAAAAAGATAGCAAAAAATGAGTTTGAAAAATTCGTTAGAGTAACAGGAATGACTAAGCGTAGATTTAGTGAAGTAACAGGATTACAGGGAACAAGTGTTACAAAATACTTAGAAAACCCTACAATGTTAAGGCTCAAGCATTTACAACTATTGGCTAATGCTGATGAGTTTAAGAATCAAGATGTTGGAGATATAGAACTTTTAAATATGATAAATTATGTTAAATAGTGATGAGAGAAGAAATGCTTTAAAAAAAGCAGTATGCTCAACATATGGAGTTAGTGAAGATGAATTATTTAGTCTTAATCGTAGAAGAGAGATAGTTAGTGCAAGAAGAATGATTTTGTATTTTTTAAGAAAGCACTATGGAGAAACATACAAAGGAATATCAAAGATGTTTAGTATGAATCATGCAACCGCAATATATCATATAACACAAATGACAAACTTTTTGGAGTTTGATAAAACAGAAATGACAAACTATATAAAGGTTAGAGATTATGTGTTTGAACAAAATAGTGAAGTGACACTATCAGAGGAACTGTACCTACTTAAAAAAGAGAAAAACTTATTAGATAATAGGTTGGAACAAATAGAAATTGAACTAAAATTATTAAAAGATGGAAATTAACGGAAAGTTAGAAGCTATATTTGAAACAAAAGAATTTAAAAGCGGATTTAAGAAAAGAGAATTTGTAGTAAATACAGGGGGAGATTATCCTCAATCAATCAAAATGGAGGTTGTAAAAGACAACATAGACAAGATAGGTTCTATTAAAATAGGAACTGATGTCACTTGTAAGATTGATATTAGAGGTCGTTTATATGAGGGCAACTACTACAATAATATATTGGCTTGGGCAGTAAATGTTAATGGTGCAACAACAGAAAAAGCAGCAGCACCTGCTGAAGATGATTTGCCCTTTTAAAGTAAAAATGTTAATTAAAATGCTAGACT